CAGGGCAGTGACTGCAAAGTCTTTGGCGCTGGGCGTGTGGCTGTCTTTGTGCCGACTGTCGTAGACCTCTTTTGCCAGGCCGACACCGACTCCGGCTAGCAGGCCATCGCGCGGGTTGCCGGTGTATAGGGTCACCGAGGCGCCAATCGCAGCACCCCCGACGAAGTGCAAAGTCTTATCTGGACCCGTCCAGGTGTCGGCGTGAGCGCTCGAGGCGAGCAGGGCAGAGATGGCAAGAAGGCGTTTCATGGTTTCCTTTCGTCCTTTGGCGAGGGGCCGCACCGCAGTGCTTAAGGGTTATCCCCGGCCCCTCACAAAAAGAGCCCCACTACAATAGTGGGGCGTTCACTTCGACTCCGTGAGATTGCCCGCCTTTCGGCGGGCTTTTTTTTAGGCGAAATCTTCTGCGCTAGCACCTTCAGTCACGTCGAACTCGTCAGCTGCAGCCGGGCGGCCGCCGCCGAATGCTTCTCCATCGCGGACAAACTGCAACCCGCGGAGGGTGGCATTCACGCGCTTGCCGTATGCGTTGTCTTGCGCCCAGATCTCGATCGACGCGTTGACGTAGCAGCCGGCGTAGATCTTGCCGTCGCGTTCCGTGATCGGCTGGCGCTGACCGTCGACCACCGTGGGCCTGGCGTTGGCCTTTGCGCTGGCAGCAACGAAGTAATTGCCCTCGAAGCCGTCATAGTTTGCTTTCTCATCGCCGTTGCGCAGGGCCACCTTGCCGGCACCACGCAGGGCCTTGAGGTTGACGTCGGCCTTGGCGGCCCACTTCTCTTTTGCAACGGCCTCGATAGCCTTGTTGACGACGGCGATCTGCTCTTCGTCGCTCAGGATGAGCGTGGCACCAAAACGCGGCTCGCCTTCGCCATTGACTGAGCTGGCCTCGAAGACATTGGGGAATGCAAGGCGAGCGTTCTTGATCATGACGCGGCCGATGGGGGTGTTGATAGTAGTCATTGAATATCTCCTAGTGGTTGGATGAGTTAAGCGACGAGATCAAAGTCATCAGCGACCGGCCTGATCTCGAGCGCCGGACGTGAATCGGATTCGGGCGCCACGTGCGGCGACCCGTCTTTCTGAGAAATAAATTCCTGGATCTTTGCCCACTGACGCGGACCAATGACCTCCGTCTTGTGCAGCTTCTCGGCCGTTGTCGGGCTGATCAGCTTGAAGTCGTACATCTCCGCCTCTTTTAGGCGCATTGACTTGAGCAGGGCCTCGACGTCGGCCGGCTTAGACCAGGCGCGATTGCCACGCTTGCCCTGTACGATTTTCCAGCCCGGGACATCTTTGCCAGCCAGCAAGCGGCGCTCGGCTTCAGCTCGGACCGCCTTGCACCAGTCTTCGATCATGTCGACCGCGGCTAAGTGAGAAGCGATCAGCGAGGGCTTGATGAACTCGGCATCTTCTTTGAACAGGGTGATGCGGGTTTGCGTGACTTCGATGTCCTCAAAGTCAGCTCCAACGGTTTGCTCAACCTTTTCGGCCAGGGCAGGGCACGTAGCCTTCGCACGGCAAAACCGGCACTGCTTTTCACCCGGCTGCAGGAACACCTCAACCCAGCCATCGACCTCTGGCGCCACTTTTGCGTTGTTGCATTTGTCCACTGCACCGCGCGCGGCAAAGTGCGCCCAGTACTCCAGCTCGTCGACCGTCAGGTCGTACTCGCTTGGCGTTGACTTTATGCGCGGCTGACTGATGACCATGCGCACCCGTTTGAAGTCACCGACCAGCCCCTGGTATGCCTGCAGGGCGCCCAGCGCGTAGAGGCTCATCTGTGGGTTGGACTCGGCCGACACCTCAACACCGCGCCCATACTTAAAGTCGACAACGATGATCTCGTCGTCTCGGATGATGATCACGTCCGCGGTGCCCCAGGCGGCGGACTCGGGCACGTCGAGGTATGTCGAATAGTTGACGCGCTGGTCGACAAGGATGACGCCCTCGCCAGCAGCGTCGTGCACGTAGTCGATGCAGGTCTGGACGTATTCGGCCATGTCGTCGTCGACTTCGATGTCGAAGCCTTCAACGTTGATGGTTTGTCCCACATAAGCCGCCGCCGGACGGCTTTGCTGCAGCGACCAGGTCAGGACCTGGTGCGCAGCGGTACCCTCGGCAGCGTACTTGCTCGAGGTATTCGGCAGGCCGGCTTGCAGGACGTGGGAGCCCGGGCAGAGCATCTTCTGCTCGAAGCCCGATGCCGACCAAGTTGAGTGCGCGCCCATGGCTCAGGCCTCCAGGATTGCCAGGCGCTCGTTGACGGCCTCGAGCGCGTCGGCCCACTTGTCCTTGGCGAGCTCTTTGAAGGTCTTCACGCCGAACGATGCAGCGATCGCGGCAGCAGCTTCGCGAGACTTTCCGGCCAGGGCCAGGACAGCCTTCTGCAGTGTCGGGTAATCAACCGCCGCGGGCGCAGCGGCCTGGACTGGGGCCTCCACGAACGATGCAATAACTGGGAGCGGGACATCCACTGGCTCGGGGGCAGGCTTCGCAGCCTTCACAGGCTTTGGGAGTTCAACTTCCTCCGGTTCTGGTCCGCCGACCAGGGCGCTGACGGGGATGTCGAGCAGCGCCTGGCGGGCTGCTTCGATGGTCTTAAAGTTAAGAGTGACTTGGATCATGGTGTGGGCCTTTGGCAATGTGGGTTTAAAGTGTAGCGGATGCTAAAGCGTCAGACAAAACTTTTTGCAGGGCTTCGAGCTCGTGGCGTTGTAGCAGAAGCTTGAATTGTGTTTGCTTCTCGGGCCTGCGTGCCGTCGGCACGTAGGACAAGAAAATGATGGCGGTGCCGTAGGGGCCGGGTTTTGTTTCAACCTCCAGCTCCCAGGCGTCGGTCTTTTGAATAATCACAGCGGTGCCTCTTCGACGTCGGTTGGGTAGTGGTTCTGTTTTGGCTGACGCTTGTTCCAGTCAGCCGGCAGCAGCTGTTTGCCGTGCTCGTCGTACTCGTCGTACTGGGGGAATGGCCAGTTTGGGTCGTAGCCCATTTAAGCAGCTAGGCCGAAAACCAAAACCAGGGCAAACACGCCGCCCAAGGCGATCGCGAACAGCGCATCCACAGCTGAGTCTTTCAAGGTGCGTTTGCGGGGATGTTCTTTTGGTTCAAAGTCGTCGTGATACATGATGGTCTTTCAGTTGATTAGCGATAGAACTCACGCTCGATGACGTGAGCGGGAACGTTGAACAGGATGGCCGTCAGAAGAACGGAGATCCGAAATGGATGTCCGTGGGCCAGCAGGCCCAGCAGATGCGCCTGGCGGGTTTGGCTCATTTGTAGGCCTCCGAGAGGGTGTCCGCGGCTTCGCGGACAATCTTTGCCAAGCACTCGTGCTCTTCGTCGCTGGTGACAAAGCCGAAACAGCTTTTATGGAAATCGACCAGGTCCTCGAGGATGTTGAGGGCCTTCAAGCCGGCCAGGACTTCAGGGTCCATCGTGGCCAGCTGTTCGCGGCAGCGGTCGAAGATCGGTTTCAGGTCTACCAGCAGCTGCTGGGCGGGGGTCGGCGTGGTCATGTTGTAAGTCTTTCTTACAGGTTGATGGTTGATTCAATCACCTTGAGAACTTCGTGACCAAAGTCAGCGCCACTAAGAGCTGCCAGCCAACTGGCGTTCTGCACCGCGTAACCGAGTTGCGTCGTTTTTGAATACTCACCGGCGCCGTCAATCTGAACGCGGTAATCGTTCGGCCCTTCATGCCAGACTCGGATAACCGCGGCTGGTTGTGTTTGTTTGTTCTTGGTGATGAGGCGGGTTGTCATGGTGCGCTCCTTGCGTTTGTTTATCGGTACAACGTGTAGAGACTGTAGCACATGCTAAAACGCTCGGGCAAGAAAAAGCCCGGTAAATCCGGGCCTTTTCGTCACACCGTGAATTCTTACGTGTGAAAGATCAGCACAAGTGCAAGCACGACGAGAGTGACACCAGACAACACCACCGCGACTTTCGCTGTGCGCCGGATGTCGGCTAGTGGATCGTCGTACAGGCCTCCGTGCTCTACAAGATATGAGATGCGCTGCTGCAGTTCTTCGTTGCTCATGTTGGGTCCCTTACCGGATGAGGTTAACCAGGCGTTTGATGTAGGTCTCATCCACTCTGCCCTGCAGGCGCATGTTGTCGTAGACAAGGCTGACCAGATTTGCATATCGGTCCGGGTCGGGTCTTAGACCTGCGTCACGCAATTCAGCGGCCACGGCTCGCACGCAATCGCTCAGCGCCGCGTTGTCCAGTACCGTGGAGCCTGGTGCGTGCTCTTGATCGAGCCAGCCGATGGCCAGGCCGAGCTTGCCCTCCACTTCGCGCGCGACCTTCTCGCTGATCTCCCGGGATGGGTGCGGCCCGATCAGCTGCGCCAGGTAGGACCCGTTAGCGTGCCCGAGCTTGCGGGACAGGCTCGTGGGCCCACCCCACTGCGTCATCAGCGAGCGCAGGTTCACCCGGCGGATTTCATACACGGATTGCATTGACAAACAGTAGCAATTCACTCAATTTGCTGCAAGCGCTTTACAGATTGCTATAAGATCGAGGCATGAAAACGATCTCTGTCATCAAGAACTGGATGTCATTAGCGACATCCGACGAGCAAGAACTCCTGGCGCAGCGCTGCGGCACCAGTCGGGGGTATCTGTATCAACTCTCTGGCGGCCATCGCCAGGCCTCGGCTGACCTTGGCGCTGCGATCGAGCGCGAGACCAAGGCGATGGCCAAGGCGAGCAGGGGCCGACTGCCGATCGTTTATCGCACCGACATCGTCTCGGCGTGCCGGGCGTGCGAGTTTGCTCAGAAATGTCTGGGTGAGCGGGCGCTCATCAGTGAATTTCCGATTGTCGAAATATCAACCTTGGAGGTCGAGTCGTGAGCTGGATTGAAGCACTCTGTTTTTTGTGGTTCGGTGTGGGTATCGGCATCTTCATTGCCGCGCTGATGCAGGCGAACGGTCGTTATAGCGACGAATGATTATGCGGCGGCTGCGGGTTGGCATGCGCGTAATGCTCCCCAGCGGTAACGTTGTCGTCTTGGTCCGACGTCACGGAATCGACTGGGTGTGCGAATACCACTCACTTGCTCGCTTGCGCGGCGAGGTCGAGTTCCGCGGCGCTTGGCTGCGCGTTTACGGATATGAGGTGTGAATGGGTGATATTAAGTACCAGGCGGGTGGGTCCGAGTATCTTTACCCTGCAGCGGGTGACCCAAAACCACCAGGCGGTCACAAGGTGCAGTTGCTGACCATTGGGGGCATCCACACGACAGGCCCCTGGGTCGACGATGGGTTCTACGTTGCCTGGCTGCCACTTCCAAAACGCAACCGCGCAAAAGAGGCCCTGATTGAAGAGCAAAGGGGCCTTTCTTTTTAACTACGAAACTTTGCATTTTGCTAAAGTCGGGACGCCAAACCAACTGTCCCGCCATGGGTGGGGGTTCCGGCCCGTGGACAGCGGGTAAGGTTTGGCGACTGCGGAATCCCCACCCATGGCGCCTTTGAAAGTCGCCAATGTTTCAGTTCTTTATTCGGGGGGCGCATGAGTAACGTGGCCCACATCACCCCACACCTGCGCAACGTCGAGGCCCCCGCCGCGATCCGTGATCTTCCCGCCTGGGTTGTCTGGCGGTTTGAAGCCGTCCCTGGTGGCGGCAAACCGCGCAAGGTCCCTTACTACGCCAGCGGCTCTCGCCGTCACGGTGAGCAGGGTGGACCCTCCGACATCAGCAAACTGGTTACCTTCGACGCGGCCAAAGCCGCGGCAGCCCGTGGCGGATTCGACGGTGTCGGCTTCGCATCCCTGCAGCAGTGGGGCATCTGTGCGCTCGATTTCGACAACTGCATCACCGGGGGGCGAATTCATCCCCAGGTCGAGGCGCTGCTCGAGAACACCTACGCCGAGTACAGCCCCAGCGGCCAGGGCATCCGGGTGTTCTTCAAGGGTGACCTGGGCAACGGCAAAGCCATCCGCGGCGAAGACTTCGGCATGGAGGTCTTCAGCACTCGTGGTTTTGTGACATTCACAGGGAATACCCTCGACATCACTGAGCTGCTGGGCAACAGCGACTCGATCGCGGTACTGAGCGATGAGGTCTACGCACTGCACAAGGCCCGGTTCGCGCGAGAGCGCGAGGTCCTCGATACCGGCTCATCGGGTGAGCCTGCCGGGCTGACGGTGGCACAGATCCAGGAGTGCCTCGACGCGTTGCCATCGGACCTGCACTACGACGATTGGCTGAAGGTCGGGATGGCGATCCACTGCGAGACTCAGGGTGACGGCTTCGAGATCTGGGACGAGTGGAGTCAGCGCTCTGGCAAGTACAGCAGCCGCGAGTACGTTGAGGAGCGCTGGAGATCGTTCGGCAAGGGTGGCGGGATCCAGGTCACGGGCCGCAGCCTGGTGCACCTGGCCAATGCCAACGGCGCGCGCATCACTCTGAACGCTCCTGCCGGCGCTGATGAGTTCGAGATGCTGGTCGAGGAGGGGGTCAAGGAATTGGAGACCCCTGAGTCGCATCGGTTCCAGGTCATGCCAGCGCACGAGTTCGCATCGGTGGCGCCACCCACCTGGGTGATCAAAGGCGTGCTGCCTCAGGCAGAGCTGGTGGTCATGTATGGCGCCAGCGGCTCGGGCAAGTCTTTCATGGCCCTCGACATGGCCGCAGCGATCGCTCGCGGTGTGCCGTGGCGGGGTTGCAAGGTGCGCCAGGGAAGGGTGGCCTACATCGCGGCCGAGGGTGCTGGCGGCTTTCGCAAGCGCCTGGTGGCCTACGCACAGCACAACCAGGTCGACCTTGCGGGCCTACCCATCGGAGTGATCCATGCCGCGCCCAACATGATGGAGAAGACCGACGCGGTGGACGTGGCCAAGGCGGTGAAGGCCTGGGGCGGCGCGGACCTGATCATCGTCGACACCTTCGCCCAGGTGATGCCGGGCGCGAACGAGAACGCGGGCGAGGACGTTGGCAAGGCCCTGACTCACTGCAAGCGCATTCACGAGGTCACCGGCGCCATGATCATTTTGATCCACCACGCCGGCAAGGATTCCAGCAAGGGCGCCCGGGGCTGGTCGGGGTTGCGCGCTGCAGCTGACGCCGAACTCGAGGTGGTGCGCGAGCCTACGGGCCGATCGCTCAAGCTTACGAAGTCCAAGGATGGTGAGGACGGCCAGGTGTGGGGCTTCGACCTGGACGTGGTGCAGATCGGTGTCGATGAGGATCTTGACCCCATCACGAGCTGCGTGGTGATAGAGGCAACTGCTCCAGTCCCAGGGGTTGCTGAACGAAAACTCGGGCCGGTTGAGGCGGTGGTCAACGCGGTTATTCAAGAGTTTGCCGTGACTCAAACCAGTGGCATTGAGGTCGGTCCGGTGATCGCGGAGTCGGTCAAACGGATGGATGCACCAGCCGATGGGAAGCGCGATTCACGCAAACAGCGGGTCAGAAGAGCGCTTGAGGCGCTTTGCAGTGGTGACAGCGCACCTTATTGGCTGGGCGACGATGGTTGTATTTCTGTGTGCTGAACGTGCAGAAAAATACAAACAATGACTGCAACGTGCAACGTGACTGCAACGTTGCACCGTGTTGCAGTGTTGCGCAGCTTCAAAAAGTGCAACGCAACGCAACGTGTGTCTATAGACACGTTGCAGTGTTGCACTGAAGCGGGGGGTTTTTGTTGTCTGTTTGCAGTTTATTACCCGTTCGTTGAAAGGACTGGAAAATGCAAAAACTGATTGCGTTGAATGAGGCAGGGCGCAGGATTGGACAGGAACATCCTCGGGCCAAACTTTTGGACCTGGAGGTCGAGCAGGTGCTGGAGTTGCTGGAGTCGGGGCTCAGTTATGCGCAGGTCGCCGAGAAGATGGCGGTCAGCAAAAGTTGCGTCGCGCACATTGCCACCGGCCGACGCCGTGGCCAGAGCGTGGCGCGCGTGGTGCGGGTGTCCGTGGGTTAACAGGGTTGTGAAAGGATTGGATCATGGGACGACCAACGAAATACAAGCCAGAGTTCTGCGACACCGTCGTGGAGCTTGGTGCGCTTGGAAAGAGCAAAGCGCAGATGGCTGCGGCGCTGGGCTGCTCGCGCATGAGCATCGACGAATGGTGCAACGAGCACAAAGAGTTTTCTGACGCCATTGCGCGTGCAAGGGATTTGGCCATGGCCTGGTGGGAGGATCAGGGGCAGCTTGGCATGTGGCAGAGCCCAGAGGGCGAGAAGCTCAACCCACAACTGTGGTCGCGCTCTATGGCGGCACGCTTCCCGGATGACTACCGCGAGAACAAGGCGGTGGAGCTCACGGGCAAGGGGGGTGGGCCCCTGCGGACTCAGGTGGTAATCGCTACGGGCGTGCCGGTCGTGG